TGGTTCCTGAAGAACCACTTGTTCCATCTATACCTGATGTTCCTGAAGAACCTGAACTTCCGCTGGTTCCTGATGAACCACTTGAGCCTGATGTTCCACTTGAACCACTTGTTCCTGAACTACCTGACGTTCCTGATGAACCTGAAGAACCACTAGTTCCTGAAGAGCCAGAAGTACCACTTGATCCGCTTGAACCAGATGTTCCTGATGAACCGCTTGAACCTGAAGTGCCTGAAGAGCCTGAAGTGCCTGAAGAGCCTGAACTTCCACTTGTACCTGAAGAACCAGATGAGCCACTAGTTCCAGAACTGCCTGAAGTACCAGATGAACCGCTTGTTCCTGAAGAACCGGAAGTACCGCTTGATCCACTAGAACCTGATGTTCCTGATGAACCTGAACTACCTGAAGTTCCACTACTACCTGATGAGCCAGAAGTTCCTGATGAGCCACTTGAACCTGATGTTCCTGAACTCCCTGAGGTTCCACTTGAACCTGAAGTACCAGAACTACCTGATGAACCTGAAGTACCAGAACTACCTGATGAACCACTTGTACCTGAAGAACCTGAACTACCTGAAGTACCTGAAGAACCACTTGAACCTGATGTTCCTGATGAACCACTAGTACCTGAGGTACCTGATGTACCATCTGAAGGAAATTCAGAATAACTTACTACTCCTGAACCTGTATCATAAGTGACAGCAAACGCAGGGGAAGCATCATAAGGTAATGTTTGAAGTATAATAGGTTGAGCTGAACCTGAAACTACTAATGAACCAGTAATTACAGCTGAACCTGAAAAAGGAAAGCCAACTCCTGAGCCTGATATAAAAACTGTTACTCCTTCTGTTGAAGAAATAATGTCAGTATAAGCTTCTACAGAACCTGTAAAATTAATAAAAGGAGCACTAGATTTAACTAATGAACCAGTATAGTATATGTCTAAGGTACCTGAACCTCCACCTGCTGTGTCGGATTGGAATACACCTACTGGTACCTGATCAAGGAATCTAACTTTAGCCATTACTCATTATAAATATTGGCCTTATCCAACTGAGGTTGATCTGTTTGAAGCTCTTTTAGCGTTTGGATCTTCTGTTACAATTCTTCCTCCTTCTACATCTCCACTAAAAATATCTTGATTATTTGTAGCTTCAATTGAGAATATTATTTTTGCTCCTTCGGAGTATTTTTTAGTTGCGTTCATATCTTTTTGAATAGTATCTGGTATTATATATCCGTTTAGTTTTAAATCAAATGTGCTTCTAACAACTCGTTCACTACTTTCTGCTAATTCTGTTTGGAAACCAAAAGAATCTATCATAGCTTTAAATTTAAAGCGTTCTGGGTCGCCCCAATAAGAGTCTGAAGCGTATTCAATAGCTTCAATAATTTTATTTTGTTGTTCTACGTAATAAGTAAATACTACAAAAGAATAGGTTACTGTTAAATAATCGGGCATTACAACAGCATAATAAGTTTTAGAAGGAGCTCTGTTATTTAAAACTTTAAAATTATCATATATTTCTCTATTATTATATTTTTTAGTGAAAACACCATAATTATAAGGATGGTTAGCATCTAATTTATTAGCTATGCTTCTATTTTTATCAATACCTGTTCTTTTAAATATAATTAAAGGAGCCATTAAAGCACCTTTTAAGTCTCTTAAATAACCATCTTTTTGGTAAGTTTTCCATTTTTCAGGGTCACCATACAATAAAGGAACTTCTACTCTTTGGCCATTTTGAATTGTAAAAGGCTTAATTACATTTCTTATATAATAAAAAATAGCCTCATCAATGTCTTGTATGCCAATACTAAAAGGCTTTGTATTATCACCCTTAAATGAGGTTTGTAACGCTCTATTTTTCGTATCTAACGATAAGTTAGGATTTCCTTCTTGGGGAAAAGAAGGAGTATGTTGAGCTATACTTAACTCTTTTTGAGTGGCTGGTATGGGTTTTCTTCCGTTTATTGGCATTATAGTCTTTGATTAATTATACCTACTCTGTCTGCTGGTACGTAATGAGCAGAACATATTACTGAAACATTATAACCAAAATCACCCAAATCAGTTTCATATGGGTTATTATTATTATCATCTAAATATGGATAATTTGGATCTTTACCTACAAATAATTGATTGATTTCTGTATTATCAATTTCCCAATAACCATTACTCCACATTACAAAATCACCTACTTCAGGAACTAAATTAGCATCAACTAAATCATCTCTTAAAAATCTAAAAGTTATAGGCCAATTGAATCCTATTAATTCATCTTGAACAGGAGAAGATTGTGCTGTTCTATCAATTAAAGCAAATAAAAGTAAAGGTTGTTGAAATACTCTACCTTGAGATGCTTCGCCATACATATTAGTTACTGTTTCACTAACATTACATTTATAAAATACTACTTGTTGAGAAATAATTTTTTGCATCAATTCGCGATTCACGAATCGAAACATAGAAATATCCCTCATTTGTCCAAATAATGCCATATTATCCTATAAAAATTGTCATTGGAACTTCATTTAATTCACTTTTACGAGCTACTGATTCTGCTTGTCTTCTTTCAAGTAAAGATTGACGTGAAGTTTCATTAAAGTATTCTCTTAATCTTGTTATTAAGGTTTCTTTTTCTGTTGTAGCTGCTGAAACTAAAGTATCACCATTTAATGTCACTTCAGCTCCTGGGATTGGGATTTGGGAATATTTGTTACGTGTATAACCTAACATTTCTTTAGCTAATGCTAAGGTATATTCAAAAATCCAACTTCTACCTACTGAATTAATTTGGGTGTAATTAGGATTACCATATGGAACATTTGAAGTATTAGTTATTTTACCTGTACCATTTTGAATAGCAGAATTTAATCTATCTTCTACTTTTATAAATTGGAATACTAAATATTCTCCATAATATAAATCCTCACCACCATCAAAATCACCTCCTGCTAATCCAGTTCCAGGGATAGGAAAAACAGTTATTATATTATTAATAACATTAAATGAATAATTATTTAACATTACTTGGTTTTGCATTTCAATGGCTTGGAGATTTTGCATTGTATAACTTGTAGGCATCATTAAATAATTAGCATACCCATATCCAAACCCATATAAACCTGCTGCTGGTACTCCACCTAAACCACCTGGGCCTGTACCTAAATAAGGTGAATAGAATTGATTTATTGCTGGTGGTGGTTCATAAAATACATTTTTAATTTCTATACCACCGGTAATGCTTTGAGAAATAGCCCAATCAGCTAAATCATATTTTTGTACTCCTCGTTCTAAAGTTAATCTACCCCAATACCAAGTTACATTTCCTCCTACTCCAGCTTCTTCACCAAACTGTTCAGATTGTTTAACAATATTAGCCATTGAAGGAGTTGTAATATTTGAGTTAGGATCAATTGATCCTGTTTTAATTCCTTCTAAGGACAAGTAATTATCTCTTAATTGATAAGCATAAAGTTCATTTCCATAAACAGTGGTTGCTTCTTCAAAAGCTGTATAAAAATTTGTAGCTTGTAATTCAACATTCTCAATAGGATATCCTAAACGAATAGCACAAAATTTAGCTACTTTATCAGCGTCTATTTGAAAGCTTGAGTCATTATCATAAAAACCAAAAGGTGTATCTCCAGGAAAAAATGATGATGAGCCGGGCCATATAGGTACTACAGTAGAAGACATAGGGTTATTTTATTATAAATATGAAAAAAGAGGGCTCCAATTTGGAGCCCACACATATTTATTTATTTTTTAAAATTAAATTTCTTTTATTGTTAAAAAAGTATATGATTGAAGAATATTTGGAGAATTTTGACCATTGGTAGCATATAATCTAATTTGTTCTGTTCCATTAGAAGTGAAAGATAACACTGCTGTAGGTTGAGAAAGAATTATAGATCCACTAATATCTGTTTCAACTCTACCCTCTCTTTTTATTCCTTTACTTCCTGCTAGAAAACTAAATTCAATTTCTAATATCTGATTAATTGCATTATCCTCTATACAATAAGTATATTGCATTTCGTATGTTTTTCCTGCAGTAAAATTTTCCCATATATTAAGAAAGCTATCAAATGTAATACCATAAGTTGATGAGGTTTCTGGGGTTGACCAAGTCCCTATATAATCACCAGTGGTTACGTTAGTTATATTTGAAGAATGAACCCAAAGAGCATACTCTTTAGTAAATTCTCCGCTTAAAGCGTAAGAAGCTGTTAGAGCACTTAAAGCATAAGAACCTGTTCCTAATACAGATCCTGTTATTCCACCGGTTACATTTAAAGAACCTGAGATTTCTGTTGAACCAGTCACTGTAAGAATATTAGTGTAAGCAGCTATTAAATTCTTTCTATTACTTACATTACTACCATCACCTACAATCCATAAAGCATTAGAATCTGCTATATTAAACACACCTTCAACATGTTGATCATTGCCACTAGCTATAGTACCCCATCCTTCAGCATGTGAATATAGACCTGTTACTTGAGTAAATCTACCTTCAGCGTGTGAATATTGAGCGGAAGCTGTAGTTCCATATCCTTCAGAGTGGGCATATCTATCTAATGTTGTTGTTTCTCTACCTTCAGCGTGAGACCAATCACCATCAGCAATAGTAAGATAACCTTCGGCATGTGAATAATTACCATTAGCTTCACTTAAAAAACCTTGAGCAAAAGCAAATTGACCTCCAACAATATTATCAGCTCCCGTATTTACCTTTCCTACTACATTTAATGAGCCTGAGATTTCAGCTGAACCTGTATATGGAAAAGGAGAACCTGAAGTACCTGATGAACCACTTGTTCCTGATGAACCTGTAGTACCTGAAGTGCCTGATGAACCTGAAGTTCCATTTCCTGAAGTTCCTGATGTACCGTTTGTACCTGATGTGCCTGATGAACCTGAAGTTCCGTTTATACCGGATGTTCCTGAAGTTCCGCTTGTACCATCAGCTCCTGTTGCGCCTGTTGGGCCTTGTATTCCTACTGAATATACGTTAACTGTATTTGCTGCCATTTTATTTTAATATGAGGGTCTAGTTACATCATTTGATAATTTAACATTTCCTTCTAATAGTCTTAAAACATAAACACAATCGCCACTACCTGAATAGATGGTTAAATCATATACTCCTGTATCAAAATCTAAAGCAGAAGAAGAAACAGCTGATATATAAACACCAATTGATCCTGATGTTGGGCTTTTATCTCCTGAGGAACCGCTAAAATTTAATCCTGTACCACAAGCATCTAAACTACTAGAAAGAGTTAAATAAACAGTGTCTGAGGTAGTACTTGGACGGATTTGCATTCTTCCATCATATCCTGTAAGATCAATATAATCTCCATTAGGATCTAAATATTGAAGTTCAAGCTCAAATGTAGCTCCTTGTTCAATTACAAAAGAATATTTACCTGCTGACATTGTATTTTATTATAAATATTACCTTTTTGAGGTTCCATTAGTTCCTGATGTTCCTAATGT